CCATTGAAACAGTCCAGCTTCAGCAGTTTTCAAAGTCACTGTATCGTCATCATTGGCACACACCGAAATCTCACTCAGCGTCTTAGTAAGTGGTTGTTGTCCCTGGCTTTGAGTCACGCTTGCCGTGATACCTGCCTCTACGGGGAAGATTGTACCGCCATCATTTATCAGTAATTTACCTGTTGAGTCGGCATAGACAGTATTTGTAGTAGTTCCTGTAAGGCTTTTGACAGTCAAAAAGGGATCATCAGTCATCCCGATATTAGCATTAAAGTACGTCATATAATCAGACCACATCTCTGTCTGTAACAGGTCAGGCACGACTATTGTGGGTGGGGTATAAGTAGCCATTAACCCCCCGCTATGTTCTTAATATATTGAGGTGCTGTGCCACGGCCTACACAAACATAAGAACCTGTGACGGTGTTCGTATCATAGGCATTTGTCCCTATTTTCAGTGCTTTAACACCATAGTAATAAGTTGTACCTGGAGCTAGTGGAGTCCCTGCACCTGTTTGGAAAACCGTAATTTCGTTAATACCAAAATTTACACTTCCAGCGAGTTCACCAGCTGCATAAGTAATTGCTGACGTACTTACAAAGACATCATAGCGTGTAGCACCTGTTCCGGCTGTCCATGAAATTCTAAGGCTTCCATCACTCACCATCTGACTGCCTGTAAACCCTGCAAATGTTGGAACGGATGCTGATGGATAGTCAGGTATCGTTCCAATAGTTTCAAAACTTGAATTATTCGTGTCCAATATCCTTTCCAAACCTACCAGTTCTGTATCATCAATAGTAAGGGTGTAATCCCTTCCAGCTTGGTTAGCATATGGATCACCAGATAGTGTGATTTTAGTCTCTACTTCAGCCCAAGAAGTAGTTTGATACTCACCGGAACCGTTATTATAAAAAGCTGTTGATACCGACTTAGTTTCAACGGTAGCACCTGAGACACCCCAATTTGTATTGTTTGTTGTAATGCAGTTAATTAAAACAGCTCCACTATTATAAGTCTCAAATCCGTCATCACCGTTATCATCAGCTATACATCCTATTGCTGTGTTGTCACCGAACATATAATAACCGCTCCCTGTGTTATTATAAGCTAAACACCTGTAATATGTTGCATACAAACTAACTTTAAATCCATCAGCAGCATTTGAATGTGACACGCAAAATTGAAAATTTGACCAGCTACCTGTTAACTCTGCACCATAAACCGAATTAGAATAAAACTGGCATCTATAGGCAAGTGTTTCAATTCCTGAAGCCCTTAAACCTCTGCCACCATTTGAGTAGTATCTACAATTAATGTGTATATAGTTATTCCCTGTATTTTGATAGAATCCTGTACTTGTTGCACCTGTACAGTCGAATCCGTCCCAAGTCTGATAATTCTTCCCAGTACTTACAATACAATTTGCTACCGCTGAATTTCCATCTACTAGATATCTAGTCCCATCTTGTACAAAACTTGCGTTAGTGGCTCTCCAAATAATCCTTTGAGATGCAGTTCCAGAAGTGGCCAGTGTGACAGCAGAGGCAAGAGTTTCACCGCTTCCTCCGTCATAGCTTAAAACAAGGTCATCAGCAGCCACACCAGCAGCAGCATCGGCAAGAGATTGCCACGCATTTGCCTGTGTTGTGCCATCGTTTAAACCTGTGGCAAGTCCGTTGTGCAAATACCTTGTGGTACTCATAGTGAAATGTCCTCTCTTGCATCGTCCAAAACTCGAATAGTAGTATTTTGTAATTCTATTTTAATTACCCTGTCCTCGATAACGTGTCTACATTCATCAACATTAGGCCCGCAAGTGTCGCCCTCTTGATAGCCCGGAAAATTTTCTAGGCCAATATCTTCATTGAGATGATAACATAAATCCTTTTTTACGTTTGCACATTTGCCTGTATTGTTTCCGGTCAAATTACAATTGAACATATTAGGCATGTCCTCAAGCACTAAATCTTGAGGGACTTCAGTTAATACTTGCCTTGAATAGTTGTTGCCCTCTATGATATCTCCATTTTGGAAATCAGGCAAGTCTATAAAAGCATAGTTTTTATTTTTATGTATCATAATACACTATCCAACGGTTTTAGTATTGCGTAAATAGATTTCATCTGTATATATATAGGGTCATCTGTTGAAATTTCAGATAATGTTTCAGGTTTTAAAGTAGCGTAAAAAAAGCGTTTTTCTACCTCTAACTTCCAATCAGGTAAGGTTTTGTCCAGCTCATCAGCTATCTTATAAGACTGTTTAAAATCTTTGTCTTTGCTCATGGTTTACTACTCTCAATTATTTTAAAAACTGCCATTGCTATTTATCTGTCTTCTCAGCCTGTCGAGTCCCCAACGCAGCGTAATTTATCCAGCTTCCCATTTAACGCCTTAAACTCGGCCCGAAATTCTTTGGAGTTAACCTCTATGTATCGTTCAAGCTCTTTTTCGTTTGCGCTTATAGAGCCTTCTAAATCTTTTACCATTTCAGTAATATTAACCTGAACCTTACCAATCTTATCATGTGTTCTAGAGCCTTCTGCCGACGATACGGCTTGGTTACTTTTCAACGTACTGATACTATCCAATATTTTACTGAGCATACCTGATATGTCCTGTTTGATGAAATCAAAAAAATTAGTGAGAGTACCGCTGTCACCGGTTGGTTTATTCCTCATTACCGACTTAACAAAGTTCGATACCTCTCTAAAAAACAAAAGCCCAACTAAAGCCCACACCGGAATAAGCTTTAAATCTATTGCGGTTACTTCGCTCATTTTTCAGCCCCTACCACATCATAATTGTTCGTAGCATAAGAGTATACCCAAGTGTTTAAAGTTACTCCGCTGGCTAGTAGAATTACATTGTCAATATGCCCATATACATTATATGCATAATTCTTTTCGCCCTGAGTAATCCCTGAAAGGAGATATTGTTTTTTGGTGATATCTCCTTGAGCGTCCCTAGTGTCATCCCAATTGTCATAGTCGAATGGTAGCTGGTTTCCATTACCACCAGATCCAAAAACAACTACATCGCCATCCGCATCAAAACCCGCCGGCCTTGTCCCAGATCCAGCACCGTCTTTCATCCGGATAGCGCGAACCGTTATCTGCTTTTTCCCGTCTCTTATCGACTCACTAGGATTTTTGCGAATAGGTTCAGGAACACCAATTTCATTGGTTTTTCCACTTACACCGTCTTCTGCGGTTGTACCTGGATCGCCGCTAATTCCCGCCATTTAAACGCCTTTCAATTGCTTGGGTTTTGGGATCTTGTTGTTGAACTGATAGTACTTGTGCCCCTTTTAATCTAGATTCAGGAGACTTTAAAAACGCTGTTGGAGAAGTCAAAGAAGGGAATAACTTAGATATCCCTTCAACTGGCTGTGATGCCCTTCTTTGAATTGGCGCACTTATAAATGCCTCTCCTGTCCTAGCAAGTGTGTTTTTGAAAAAATCTAGAAAAGCGTTACTCGCACCTGTACCAGACATACTTAATACTGCATCGCCGAATCTATCGGTAAGCTTTATAAAATCATTAATTTCAGCCAATTCACCTTCACCAAACATTTTATTTAAAACGTTCTTTACTCGATTGCTTCGCATTGTGTTGCCTAATCTTTTAGCTGAGAACGCACCCTCTGCATCTGGAGTAATAAGTGATTGAAGGTAAGAAGATTTTACTGTTCTCATATCTTCGGGACTTAATATCTTCTGTAATGTCTCTATCTTTCTAGTATCGGATGTTAAAGACCTAAACATCTTATCAGCACCTACATTAGGATTCCCTAAAATGGTAGATACTACGTTCTTTTCTGTGAACAAATCAGAGGCAGCTTTATTAAATCGTTTCAAAGCGTTTGCCGCCTCTGGTGCTATATCTTGCTCAACAGTCTTTATAAGAGCTTTATCAATAGTAAAATACATATCTCTAAGCTGTTTAATGTCTGGAGGAACATCAGCTAAGGAGGATTTATTCTTAAATGCCACTTCTCCGATATCTCTTAAAGATTCAACAGTCTGTTTATATGATCCATTTCCTTCCATTAGATTAGCAATAGCATTTTGAATCTGTTCCCCTTGCCCTTGCTGAGTCTTAGTAATACCTCTTTTTATATTTCTTTGTGCCTTTAACTCTATGCCTCTCATTTTGGTAAGCAGTTCGTCCCATGCTTTTTCATTTACTCTTAATCCTGGCTGTGTTGCTATAATCTCATTGTGAGTAAGATTCATTCCATCAAAGAAATTATCAATACCCTCATCAAACTTTGCACCTATAAAAGCCCCCGCTGTAGTTTCGTCTAAAGGTTCTGCGAAACCTTTTATCTGAGATTCTATTGAACTTTCTAATTTAGAATGACCAGTTTCAAATTTGCTAAGTATAGATTCGCCAGACGGCCCTTCGGCTAACGCTCTTTCTGCTCTACTTAATACTGAACCTTTTCCAAACTCTACGGCTTTGGGTAAATCTTCAACGGGTATACCTGCTTTTCTAGCTATTTCTACCGATTCAGTAAATTCTGGTATTTGTTTTGCTCCAAATGTTCCTTTCAAACCTCCTGTAAGTGCTTCCCCTGCTTGTTCAGTACCTTTCAATAAGTCTGTAGCTACTTGTGTACCTGTCAAAATGTCCGTACCTTTAGCACCTACTTTTGCACCGAGTCCAAGAGCCGTTTTAGTACCTCTTATTCCTAATTTACCTAACATTCCTAGAGGAAAAATATTACTTATATCTGCTCCAACATCAACACCGAGTCCGGTAACACTAGCGGGAGATATTTTAGATAAAAAACCGCCACTCTGTCCAGGAATTATTTCTTTAAAAGGTTTACTTGAAACCCCTAAATCCGTAGTTATTTCCTTGCCTGTTGGTGCTTTCTTTGGATCCCTGCCAAACTGTTTCAAAAATGCACCTACTGATACAAGGGCAGGGTCTTTAGTAAATGTTTCCCCGAATGTTTGAGGCTCAGATTTTATTCCCGCTTGAAGCCCCGCTCTAGTTGGTGCACCGGCAAATCTGTCAAAAAATGAGCCAACAGTTTCAACAGCCTTTATACCGCCTTTTAATATTTTACCCCCTAATTCAGAAGCACTCATTTGTTGATTTAATTTATCTTTTTCAATTAAATCGTCTACAGACAAAGTTTTCACATCGCTTTTCGGTGTGGTTTTAGCTCTGTCCTGTTGAATAAGTTCGTCTACTGTTGCCATTTTACACCCTGAGAGTTCAAATATTTCTGTGCTTTTTTATCTCCCTCTTTGGCTTTTTTTATCAATTCGTTTCTTTCCGGTGACTCTCCGAAAGTGATCGTTTTATCAGGAATTGTAGGCAGACCGGAAACATTACGCTCCCCTGCCTGTAGGAACTGTACATTAGATTTGTATTTCTGTACAAGCATATCCCTTAATTGATTAGCCTTATTAACTAAAACATCTTTTCTATCACCTAAATTGGGAATTATTTTCTCGTATTTGACTTCATCTTCTTTTCGTAGAACACCACCTTCAAGACCTTTACCAATTACCTGTTTTGTAGCTGCTACGTGTTGCTGGAAGGATTGTGCGTCCACGTCCCACGGATTTAAAGCCCTTACTTTATCAGCAGGATTAAACCACAAACCTAACTTAGAAGCTCCCTGCATCATGTCATCTAATTGTTTTACCGATGCGCTAGTAGCTGCCAATTCCTTTAAAGTCCCCTCCCCTATTTCTTTGGGTGGTTTCGGTGTTGTAGGTTTAGGAAATTGTAAAGCTAAATCCCTGTCTAATTTTGCTTTTCTAGTTGCTTCGTCCGTTTCCTCTTTTGCTCTTTGTTCTGGTGTTTTTTGTATGTCTTTTAGTTTTTCACCTGCCAATATTTGCTTTAAAATATCCATTTCCGTTTCCTGTCTAGGAATACGACTTTTTATAATATCTTTAGTAAATCCGCCTCTAACACCAGCCAATTCAGCCGGTGTTAAATCTATTTTACCCTCAATATGTGCACCTAAGATTTCATCAATCGCGGATTGTTCTTGCTCTTGACCTCTTTGTATTTGTCCTAACTGTGCTTGCTTCACTTGCCGATTTAACAACCTATCCTCACCCTGTGCTGCCCTCTCAATAGCTTTCTGCCTCTGCTCCTCATCAAGCCGTTTCTGTTCATCTAAACCCTTAATAGCTTGGATAGCACTTGTACCTACATTTCTACCTTTTGAAGCCTGTGAAGTTGCTATCGTCTCTAAGACTGACGCAAGGGGAAGTACTACGTTTCTGAATGTATTTTCTGCCATATTTTATCCTATCGGTATCTCTGGTACTCTTAAAGGTGCTGATAATCCCCCAGGCTTTCCAACATTACTACCAAACCCTGAAGATCCCATAGTAAGCCCTAACTGCCCAATTCCCTGTAAAATAGCAGGCCCTGTTAAGTTAGGTGTGATTATTTTTTCACGTTTAGCAGGCCCAAAGTTCAAACCTATCGCCCTTTCAATGGCGTTTCGCCTAGCAATTTTCTGCTGTCGTTCAATCTCTGCTTTCCTAGCTTTTTCTTGCTCTTTAGCAGATAACACGCTACCTAATAATTGTGTTCCCGCTGCTGCTGCAATTAATGGTAATCCCATAATTTCTCCTTAAAATCCTGTAAATCTTCCTTCAGTTTTTTCTATAAACTCTTCGGCGGGAGTTTTTTTCTCTTCCCTCCCCGGTAAAGGGCCACCAGGAGTAGCGTTTATTTCTAGGCTCGTTAAAATCTGACCGAACAATTCAACGTCCTCGGCTTTAGTAAGATCTAGGTTTTCCATCGCCGATACTATTATTGCCTTTTGAACATCTGAAGTTATCTTGTCACCAAATAAATCAGCCTCTAAATCCTGCCCTCTTAGTGTAGTAGCTTCCCTATTAGCGGCGATTGCTTCTTGACTTTCAAGCTGTCTATGGACTATATTTCTTTGAACCAGCTGCCCGCGCTCATCAATATCAAAACCCCTCTCAGCTAACACCTGTTGTATATCCTGACCTCTTCTAGTGGCCTCTATCTGTGCGTTAGCTATTTCTTTCTGCGCTTCCTGCCCACTTAAGGTTGCCCCTATCTGCCCGAGTCCAAGCTCTTTCTGTATTTCCTGACCACTTAGGGCTGCCCCTATCTGCCCGAGTCCAAGCTCTTTCTGAACCCCTAACCCCTCCCTCTGAACGTCTCTACCTAAATCTGCTTGCTCACCTATGAATTGTCTTTCCTTTTCGGCTTCACCTGATAACCTCTGCTGTTCTAGTTCACCAATATTTATACCTGTTAACTGTTGTCCAGCAGCCTGCCTAATATCCTGTTCAGCACCTCTTATTCTCGCTCCTTGTATTCCTGCGTCACTAATACCCTGTGCCCCTAACTGTCTTTTAATAGCCTCAACCCTTGCTTGCTCGGCTTTTGAAGCGTCCGCTCTCACCTGTTGTCTTTGCAAATCTGCTACTGTGGGCTCTGGCAACTGTCGAGGATTAGCAGCCCTATCTATAGCCTCTGCCCTTTGCTCTGTCATCCCTATGCCCGTTTCTTTCGGCACTTGAGGTCTGGGTAATACTGTTACTATAGATTTCCCAGGAAACCTATCAACCTCTTTTGGAACTATAGGTTTAGGTAATACCGTAGATGTTCCAGGTAATGGAGGGGGATTAGTAGGAGTAGGAGTAGGAGGGGGAGGAATTTTCCCAACCCTAGTTACTGCTTTTGTTCTATTTGCTTCCTCCGTCAACGTCTGCCCTCCTGCGGGTAGTATCGATTTTGGTAATGTAGGGAAATTTATAGCCATTAGTTTCTTAATCCTCTTAAATTGTAAACAAGTTCTATTTTTCTGATTGCATACGGTTGATCTATTGCGGAATTATTATATTTAAACTGTATATTACGTCCTTGCTCATTACCTAACCTAACCTTTACTATTTTAGTTGCCTCAGCTCCTGCCGCTGTCAGGTCAATAGAGTAGGTGTTTACCTGGAGTGTATCAATATATGTTGTCATTACTATAGAATATGCAGCCGTGTCAACCGTTATATATATCCATCTAAAATCTTTCCAATTATCTTCATGTCCTTTTTTACCCTGATAAGGTGCTGTTTTGGCCGTTGCTGTTATTTTATCCAGCCCGTCCGCCGTCCCTGTGTCTAACTGAAGTATATGCCCGATCACCGAACTCTTAGAGCCATATAACTTATCTTCATGGGTTGCAAACTGACTTATCAAATTAGTTCCGGACGGAATAAATTTCGACCAAGCACCCTTTTTTCGATTACCAGAATTTAATAAAACAAAATCATAGACATAGAATATATCATTTATTGTGTTCCCAGAACTTGGAACACTAAACCACACCCGATTCTCCCACGTAATAGCACAAGCATTTTTTAAATAATCCTTTGCTAAGTTTAAAACGTCTGGCTCAATAGCATCACTAATAGAATCCTCTGAAGTTGTGCCCGCTATTGATTCGGATGGGTTTATTACTACGCCTCCGCCTTTCCATGCATGGATAGCGTCATGGTTCAACATCGTTACTAACCCACTATAATTTACCATTGCCCTATGAGAATCACTCCCAACATCGTCTGCAAACTTTTTTAAATACCAATTCGCTGGATCACTGTTTGTTGTGGGGTCGCCTATTTGTAACACATATACGGCAGTTCTGCCGCTAAAATCTGACTTAGATATTACTATATTTCCATCTTGTTCAACAATGCCAGATATATCAAGGCCATCACCTCGACCAACCCGAATAAAGTTTACAGCGGGAAATTGTTCGGGCTGATTAATATTTGAATACCATAGATAATCTTTGTTGGAATCACCAGCACCCCACATCCTCCCATTTGCAGGAAACATATATTTAAAAAACCTTGGCTGTCCGTTATCAGTGGGTGCTAGGTTTTCCAGGCTACTATCAGCTACGTTATCAGTAAAAGAGGTAACACCATTAGAAACATCAGTTAAATACCAATAAGCACCTTCAACTTGTGCAGTATTTCTATATACCTTCCAGTAGGAAATTCCCGCACTAACAGGAGCAGTGACAATGCTTCCCACTACCACACTTTCACCTACGGCAGCATGAGTCACGGATGCGCTGTTATAATCACCTTCGGCTAGATAACTATTCACACCCAGATATACCCATGTGTATGAACCTGTTAAATTCCCCGCTGTGGCATTAGTAGCTACTGTTAATACGCCTGAAGGTGCGGACACTCCCATCTGAGTAAACTCGTTTCCATTGAATTTGTAAGGCTTCACATTTCCGTTGGAAAAGAAAAGAAGCTCGTTTTGTTGCTTCATTTCTATGGGAGTGTTCGCCGTCCAGACCGTGACACTGGACGCAATGTCATTAAATGCTGTAGCCGCCCCTGTGGCCACCGCTGCTCTACCATTACATACAGCCACTAATTGAGCAGACATAGTAGAGGGTTTATAACTAAATACACCATCTACAACAGCCGCACCGAGACTGTCAGAATTTAACTTAGCAGATCCTTTTCTGGTTTTAAAGGCTCCATAGTCATCAAAAACAATATTATCAGCTTGTACTAATTGATGTAAAGGCACGTTTAACGCCTGTGCCTTGGTGTTCAATCCACCGTCAAACGCATCTGTTCCGACTTGGAATTTAGCCACGAAATATCTCCCAAAAATCAGAACCTATCTGATCATCAGGATATAACTGCTCATCCCTTACCGTGTCATACCTATCATAATCTTCCTCATCACTAGCAATACTCCTAGCCCTTTGAATATTTTCGTCCCATTTTTGCTTATATACAGGTACTAATTGATTTTCAGTGTCTTTGAGCATACACCTTAAGACACTATAATCTGGTATCATTTGCTGTATTGCTACATTGTGAATCGAAAATAAAGTGCTTGCCGTTGTTATCTGAGCAGGTGCTTCCATAAACTCGAAATACAGTTCTTTCGCTTCCTCAGGAGTGGGGTACAGTGTAACATTTGTCCCCCATTGTTTATATACTTCTGGTTTGCCTGCAGTGACCGTCCCGCCGTAGGTTGTGCCGTTAAGTAAGTCGATTTCCCTGGCGGTTGACCTTTTTAATGGTCTACCATCATAAGTCACCCTTGTGATCCTCAGAGAATCATCAGGAGTTGTATAAACCGAGGTGTCCGTTATTGTGGTATGAGCTGTTACTGCTTGTTCATATCCTACTATTGCACATAGTTGGTTCTCAGCCTCCCACATGTAAGCATATATTTCGGCATCACTCCAAAAGTTTGCCGTAGTCTCATTTATCTGGTTTCTTACCAGACTTAGCGCTTCTGCTGGGGTCATCTATACCCCTTTCTGCTAGTTAAGCAGGTTTCGGTGCAGGCTCCGCCTTTCCATGTTTTTTTCCAGTGTGTCCGCCAAGCGCCCGCTTGGATGTGAAACGTTCACCGCACATATTACATATAAATTCCTGTTTTTCCTCTATATTCCCATCATTAACATCTTCAGCCAATAGGTTTTTAATGTTTTCAGGGTTATCGGGAAATTCAGGATCAAAGTGAGTCGGAGCACCTAAAAAATCAACAGTCCACCGCCTGCCTCTCACAATAGAGCCATGAGGGGGAATGGTAATCTCTTCGCCTTTAAATTCCTGAGTAAATACGGTATCTGCCCGATTCCATATTCTTCTCATTTGTTTGTCACGGTTTGGCATATACTCTCCTTATTTCATGTTATGAATTAATACATCATAGCCATCGGTTGCCGCCGATGTGAATGCTACTTGCATCCAGTTATACCCCTCTACGGGACATATCGCATTATAATTGCCACTTGTAGCCGGTATTGCCCAATCGGTAACGAAACTATTTCCCATTACCTTGAGAGTCCTAAAAGTATCAGCAGAATCCTGAGCTACCTTAACACTCAACCCCACAGTTGCAGCACCAAAGAGAGAATTAAAAGCAGGAACCTCAATTCCTATCTTATTCATTTCCCCAATAAAAACCGCTGTGGAAACACTAGCTGCACTTGCTACATTGACAGTTGTTGATTTGTGATGTGCAAAGCCATACATATTAATTACCCATCACCCAAACATCAAACCCATCACCAGAAGCACCTGAACCGATCCTCACATTTCCGCTGGTATGGTTTTTTGATGCACCAAAGCCACCAGTAGCAACACTAATTGGCGTGACACCAAAGGCTATTACATTATTTAACCCAAAATTAGCCACACCACTAGCAGCGTCAAGTGTGACAACAGCTTCTTTGAATACCAAAGAGCCCACTACATCACGAGGTTTCTGTGCGTTTATCGTTACTGTTGCAGCCATTATTTTTTCTCCTTTTTACCAATATATAAAACTCCTGCCGTTGTAACATACATTTCCCATGCTACACCCGCCTCATCTGTCCACTCCTGGACTGTCTTACTTTTCTTTGTTTCCTTTGCCATATCTCCTCCTTAAAAGAGTGTCATTAATTGTTTTTTGTTCTTAAGTATTTTGGGTAACTCACGGTGTAGATTGTATTCAGCTATAAACTCTCTTAACGTCCGCTGTCTGATTTGAATTATATTACCTTCAGGATATGAACCTAATATACCACCCTCGGTACAATTTACAAAGCTATGGATAGTATTACCATGTCCACCCATCGCTATAAATTCAAACCATGTCTTAAAACCATAGTAACTTTGCCAAGTCTCTTGCTTTTGACCGTAAACATCAACACATGGGATTGTCCCGGTACATTGAGCATCATAAGGCGAATCCCATGAGTGAAATTTCTTGTCTTTAAAACTAAAGTCCGCACCTATAAAAACTATCGGACTCCCACCAAGTATGGCCCTAGCGTGATAGAGGCAAGCCCCTAAAGTATTACCACCAGTCTGATATACTACCCGAAAGTCTTTAATTTCAGGACACTCTTTAGATACCTCACCATTCATACCTTGTAAAACTGTGTCAAACCATAATACACGCCCCTGCCACCTCTTTATTAGTTCAGGATTGCTATTCAATGCGGTTACTAGGGTTTTATCTTTTGTCCTATCCCAGAAATTACACTTATCTAGGTAAGCTGTCTTATTTGCTATTGATAACCCTTTTATCTTCTTATATATATCTGTAAACCCTTCCGCCGCTTCTGGTATTGTAATGTCCCCAGCGTCCAGGTTCAGATAATAATCGGCCTTGACTCCGATTTCTTCAAAGTATCCAAAATTGTGTAAAGTACTTACTAGTCCAATATCGCCCCTGTCCTTTAATTGCTCGGCGTTTTTCTTTAAGCTTGGCCCACTCCCTGCTATGATTACAGGTTTAAACGCGAACTTACCATAATCTAGCATTACGTTATTCTTTAATACATCATAACTTCTGAGATTATTTGTTTTATTTTTTAGCCACTCATCCCACCATGTTTTAATAGTAATAGCATCAGCAGCACTATATGTCTGTTGCATACCCTGTTGAGTCATTGGTGGTCTTGCTATTGGTGCCTGGAAAACCAGATCGACCACAGCTTGACTATCTGTTACCTGTCTAAAGGTTTTTAAATGTGCCTGAAAGGCGTTTACATCCTCAAACACCTGTTTAGTAATCGGGCAGACATAATGAGCGATAGGGGGAGTTTTAATCCCCTTCTCGCTCTTACTTTTTACCTTGTTTACCATCTATTTTATGTAAACGGTTCCCGCTACACCAGTCGCAGCAGCTTGTACACACTGACCCAGGGGGACAGGGGCATTTGCTACATTTGACCATGTAGTAAGGTCACTGATTCGGCCTAAGTTACCTGTATTGGAAGTCTGAACCATATACAGATAATCATTCAAGGCTATACCAGTGTTTAATCCTGCACTAGCTTTCGCATATCCCCTAGTGAGAATCCAGCCATATTCACCCGCTGGGATGTCTACATGCTGAGTTACTCCAAAGGGATCAAGCGTTCCGTCACTTACCGGCCCTGACATAGTTACAGTGTAACCAGTTGCAGACGATAAAGCTACGGCATACCCAACTAACGCAGTAACACCTGTTTTTACATAACAATAACAATACTCATTGCCACCAGCCAAGACCCTATCGCCTAAATTAGCAACGGGAACGGCGGTCACGTGAGAAATGCTTTTGTTTAATGTTGGTCTAAATCCTGTACTCATAATAAACTCCTATAGGTTAGACATTACACCGGACATACGGCAGTTAGAATGAGTTAAAGCACCCGCCCAAAAGATATGAGCAATCATAGCATCCTGATTAGTAGGTTGCTGAAAAGGTGTTAACTTGAAGTTACGCTTAGTGGCATATTTCAGCGAAACGTAATCTTCATTTATCATATACAGATATCCACTGTCTACATGACTATCTACAATGACAGGAATCCCATTCCACATAATGGAAGTGAAACCGGCTTTAATAGTATCCGAATCGCCAAATCTCTGTTGAGGCTGGATAAGTGAATGCATATCATCATATAAGTCTTGTGTTGTGAATATAACTGTAGGCCTGTCACTGTCTACCGTACAATCACCGAAAAGGCTCTGCATCTTAGCAAGAGAGAGAGTAGCGGTTGTACTATCAACCTGTCCCTGCCACCATGAATAAGAGGCTTTAGCAATTCCACCTAGCGTACCAGTGGATGCAGTAGAAAGTTTGAAACCCTGGAACTCTCCAGCAGTCGAACTGTCAGAAAAAAGTGACGTTCCAAGCTTGTCAGACAGTGATTTTTCAGCGATCTGCACCTCTGTTTTTACATGAGACAGAATTGCTGATTCGCCAGCGTTTTTAATTGTGTCCAGTCCATCGATACTAATGGGAGCATGGGCTCTTTTCCATTCGTATTCTGCGGCTGTTTTTTTCGTATTACTGGTAGTCGTTAGTGAAGAAGAGGTTTGCCACTCAGCCTGTGAGTTTTGAGCATACAACAAAGGCTGTATAATCTTTGTCCCACCATTCTGAGCACTATACCATTTCTTTTTCGCACGATGTAAACCAGCATTTGATGCAAAGATATTATCTACCATCACAGGAATGTATGATTTCTGTGTTACAGCAGTAATATCGTCATATGTTAATGCCATAATTACTCCTAGTTATTTAATCCTAAAGTTTGGAGTGCAAAATTTTCAGCATCATCGTATGTCTTACCCTTAAATTCATTTGAAACAGCTGGCTTGGTTGCTGACCCTTGAGCTACTACACCGGCTCGGTGTTGCTTCTGGATATTTTCAGTTGCCACTTTTGCCCCGTTGAATTGTGCTTGCTGAGCTACATGGTCAAACCTAAAAGATTTATACGCCTGCTCTGGATTTGTATATCCTTGCTTGTGCATAAATTGCATAAGTTGTTGTTCAAGATTCCCCTGTGCTGGGTCATTTACAGTTACCCAATCCTCAGTTGAAAATTTTGCCTTAAGGTTTGTCATTTCACTAGCTAAAGAGGCATCTGCAGACGCCTGTTCCATAGTAGTAACACGATTTTCCAATTCAGTATTTACCTGATTTGGCTGTGCCTGATTTTGTGCACTCATATAGTTTTGATAGGTAGTCTCAAACTGTTGTGCTAGTTCGGGATGTTCCTTTAAAGTATTGTTGAGTTCATTATACTGTTGAAACTGCCCTGATAAACGGGCGTTTTCCGTTTCCATAGTGGAAAACTTCTCTTTATTCGCTGAATAAGAATGTCCTAACTGTAATAATTCCTCTAAATGCGCCCTGTCTTTCGGGACAACTCGCTCACTCCTGAATGTCACTCCGTAGTTATCAGGATTAAAATTATATTTCTCAGGTTGAGAGGCTTCTGTCTGCTCAATCTGATCCGAACCAGTGTCTGCCGGTTCTATTTCGACAGGGTTTCCCCCGATTGGTTCTAAATCTTCCATGTCACGGATTCCCTATTTAATTGTTTCCAGCAAAGTCAATCTTTCCTTTTCCACTCTGGTCTATCCCTAAACCTGAGTTTACTTTTTCAGATTCACTTACACCATTAGTATCTTTGTCGCCATCGCCTACCATATCAATAGGCCCGTTACCACTTCTGGAAGCTGACGGCATTTCTGCGTCTGGTGTGTTGCTGTTGAAATCCATTGAGCCGTCTCCAGCCATTTTCATAGTGCCCATGTGTACACCTCCTATAATTAGTTTAAAGTATTATCAACAATCTGTCAACACTAAATTACTGTTTGTCCTGTTTCTAGTGGTATTTGTCCACCTGCTTCAGGTGCAGGCACTTCTCCACCCGCCATTCCTTTCATCGCCTCTACTAACTGCTGAAAAGCACCCATTGCCATTTCGGCACCTGGATTACCTTGTTGGGCTTGAGTGTCAATAAACGCTTGAACCGCTTGCATCCCTTGCGCTAACATTTCCATTCCTCCACCAGCTTCAGGTGTTGCTTCCTCAACAGGTGCTTGAGGTAATGCTTCACTTCCTGCTGCCCTTTCTACTGCTCCCATGTCTGCCATTATTGTACTACTCCTTGTTGTGCTGCTGCCTGCTCGGCGGCCGCTTGTTCTTGTTCTTCCACTCTTGCTAATACCTCTTCTGGATTCGGCCAATCATAACTATCTAATAATTCTTTCCTATCTATCGCCCCTCGATCAAATAGCTGTATAGCTCTTTGACCTTTTTGAGCTTTTTGGAAAGGGAGAGAAGTCCCACTTTTCACCTTAAAATTGAATTGTTTCATATTAGTAGAGGCGTTTCTCGTTTCAGGCGATTTATACTCACCCGTCTGTGGGTCAAATTCAGTTACAATTTTAGTCATCTTGTAGCCCACAGTTTCCTCACCCTCTTCAATAGGGTCAATCGTATATTCAATAAAAGTGGGTCTGTCAGGGATTGGGCCGTCAATTACTTGTTTTCGAACGCCCCTTTCAAATTGCATCATTCTATTTGAGGTCATTCTTCCAAGCTGATTGAGAGAGTTTTCTAAGTTCCGGTCTTTCAATCTAATACGTGTTTGTGCTGCTTCTTGTAGAGTTTCGATAGCTTCAGCCGCCGTCACTCCTGCTGGTTTGCGCCCTTGAGTCACTTCCTGCACTCCGCTTTGTGTTTCACCAAGTCTAAGCAACGTCTCTAACCATGTAAACACATAGGCTGGTATAGAAGCTGGAAAGTCCCTTTTTACTTCACTTCCCGGTTCTTTTTTGATGATAAGACCAATTTTATTAGTAAGACCTTTAGCATTTACTCCTGAAGTTTTGTCTAATATCCATACTGGATTACTCATAAGCCTTAGATATTCCATTATAATTTTAGCGGTGCGGTTCACATATGACTGAATTGGCATTAGTGGCCCGACTTCACCTTCACCATAAAAACAGCGCGGTACTATCGTATCGATAAACTTCACATACGGATTATAAGTATCACCCTCATACGGATTTTCACCGGTCGAGAGTATTAGGTTTTGGTTAGGTAATAGTGTAGTTAAGTGTCCATTTGGGTATTTTTTCTTTAACACCTTTGTTTCTTTATCTTTCTCACCTTCAATATATTCTTCTAGAACATCGTCAACATACCATACTTGCCATCCTGTGGCTACGTTGTTATCGTCCATCATAGTACCATTGCCAGGGTCGTTGCTCTTATTCCTGTCTTGATCAGCTGGGCTCACTAATGTAATACCATCACCATATGCACCTTTAGCCTTATCCCCTTGCTTATCATCTCTGGAACCGGAGGTATCAGGCTTTATCTTGTCGGCTAATTTAGGGAATAATCGCTTCCATTCGCCTACAGTCTTGGTAATCTCTTCAATCGCATATTTGAATTTTCGATCAAAATCAATACACTCTTTGTTTACCCAAAGCTTAGTAATATCAATCGGTTCATATTCTATATCCCCCAATCCATCTTGCAGGTCTGAGTTCCAGGGCACCTTGAGCACACTAGCATCTCGAATACACATTTCTGTGATTATCTCTACCATTTTGATAGGCATGGACTGTCTATCCCAGAGAGCTTCAATATTTTCTCCTACCATTTCAGTGAAGTCTATATCTCCAGGTTCTTCGGGTATTATTCCAAACTTTGGTTTAGCGTCAGTCATCAATGGCACCACGGTCTGCACCGTTGGACGTACTATATTTATATTTGTCTTGAGAATCTTGTCGGAAGTCGTTTGCTGGAGCTTGTTGTAATATACTGCATCCTGTGACTTCCATTTCACTTCCCAATCTTTGCGCCATTTGTTTGAGTCAGCATACCAAGATTTTATCATCTTGATTTCCTGCATCTCCTTTGAATTAGGAGTAGGGCTTGACTGTCCCGCCTCTTTTATTGCGCCTTGATTTAAATCTACTTTCTCTGCCATAATTGCCTATTCTATCAAGATTTACCGTGTTTAGACTTTATCCCCTAAATGATACAACCTTATCGTTAGAGTTTGTTGGCTGGGGCTTTGAAATCCCAACTTTACAGCCTCATTTAAGCTCTTATCCATATTCCTTTCTAGTCCCAAAATTAGTTAATTTAGCATCCCCTATTGCTTCGGGTCGGCTTCCAGTTCGGTCTTCAATCTTTGAGCATAAGGTACGCTCATCTGTTTTGCTACCACAATATCCACCGAGTGAGTCGTTATAACCTGATTTGTAAATGCTAAAATTAAACGATTCGTTTTCCTTTCGCCTTTTACACATAACCTCATTCTCAGGTAGCCATTGTTTTGCATCTTTATCCCAAAGAAATCTTTTACGATATGCCATCCCAATCTCCTGCCATAGCCGTTTCTGTCTCGGTAATGTCATCTAACCCGTACAATTCCTTTTCTTCCTCAAATATCGTGTTGTAAACTTTTGGTTTAAGTGCTTGGTTTCTAGTTCTCCTAAAAGATTTAGTCATTGTCGTGACATATTCATTCGCTTTCATCAGATGGTTATGATTATCAATCGGATTTTCATCTACATTTTTTTCCTGTCCGTCATCTTCTGGGTAATGATAAGTTGCATATTCATCCTCAGTCTCCGGACACTTATTACTGAATATCTTATATTCCCTTGACTTAATCAAGGCATTATGATTAATAATTCCATTTTTTATTGAACCTGGCCCTTTTTTAGCCGGTAACACCTTTATTCCTCCACTATTTAGATCGGCAATCCCTTGAGGGTCTTCTGAGTCTGCATACCAAATATCTATCCCCCATTTGATTTGTAATTCCATACACTTCTCAACCATGCTATCTGTGTCAAGATACGATTCATAAAACTCATCAACTTGGTAATCGCCAGTTTTATTCTTACGCATAGCTCTTACTACAACGGCAAAAGGATTTGAGAAACCAAAATCGATACCGCCCACCATAAAGTATTCTCTTGAATTTGGTACAAAAGGTTCGCAAAAGTTTAGAAAGTCATGTAAGTCAGCATAGACAAGTCCTGCCATTCTCTCGAACTGCCCCAAGTACTTCATTGCAAACACTTTAGGGTCTAACAGGGAACGCTGTCTTTCAAATTCAGCTTTAGGGAAGAACGGGTTTTCTATTGAGGCAAACTGAAAAAAGTCCACATCTGGACGTTTACCAGCTTTCCAGGGTTTATAGATATCTTTCCAAAGCCAGTTTAAAGCGTAGGGTGTGGTTGTTAGGTCAATTGGGGCTTCACGGAAAGCGGCACGCCCATAGATATTGGTCATAGCTTTACGTTTATACATTCCCGCTTCATCACCCCAAACGTGCTCGCAATTAGTGATACCTTCAATAGCGTCTGGGTCGTGTACTGTCCTTAGATATATTTTTTTGTCTGCTCCGAGTTCAAATTCTGCTTTACTTGCTTTATATATTCCCATTCCTTTAAAAGTGTCTAAAAAAGCTGGTAAAGTAGCTTGATAGAAGATTTTAGTGGTGGGGGCTGTGACTAGATAAGAGGCTTTTGCTAGGTGTGGGGCTGTGCGGTGTACTCGATTTCTTGATTTAATTGCACCGGTAAATGTTTTCCCCCCTTGTATCCCTGAGCATATTACACCTAGTTTTTTTGTGCTTTGGATTGCCAAACGCTGATTCCTATGCAGTTTAACTGTCTTCTTTTCCGCTATCATCGAATCCTAGTTCAAACATTGTTTTTCCATTTTCATCTTGCAGTATCATTGGAGTAGGTAACTTTAGTTCCAAATCTTGTGTAAATAGCTTTAGATATCGGCCCATTAGTTCAAGAGCTTTTAGTTTATCATGGAATTTAACGTCTATTAAGACATTTCCCTCTTTATCTCTAGTTTCTTTTATTGCTTGTATTGATGCTCCGTCGATATCATCCCAGTTTTGGAGATTTATTCCGTGTTCGTTTGCAAATTTAATGGCATCTTTTACATCAAAAAAACCTATTTTAGCTACCTCTTCTAACCACCTTTCTGTAGTAACATCTATCTTTTTTAGTAGCTTTCCCATTAATTTAGATATTTTTTTTTTACTTCTGGTCTTGATAGCATGTGAGATGCTTGTGTTTTTGCTGACTTCGGGCTGAAACCTGCCCTTATGGCAGCATTTTTGCCGTCGCAATCTTTTGGGTATTCATGGCAGAATTTTGTTACCTTCGGGGTCATGGTTTATGATCTAGTATTTTAATAAGTTTCTCTAACTGCTCTGATATCTTAGCTAACTGTACTATAATTTTTAAAAAAGGCTCTTCAGGAGTTGTATAATTGGGCGTCTCCATATGATCTATTATACGCTATCTATTCACAATTTACAAACATTTTATCAACATTTTTTTCAACCAAGCTAACAATAAACGTTATACCACAGTGAACACACTGCCACAGCCTCCACGACCGGAGGTGCATCTTATCACCACATCTAGCACACTTCATCATACAAATTAATGTACTTGCCATATTGACAAAAGTCAAGGGGAAATGTTAGGAGCACCTAAACTTTGCTTGATATCAAGATAATTCTTGACTTTCAGTTGCTTTGGAAGTAGGTTTGGTGTTGAAAGTGGTTTAAAAGTGGTAATCTCTTTTTATTTAAGCTGGTAGCACCTTGTGTTCATCTGTGGGTTATAACCACTCCCACAGAGCCAGCGTCAAAAAAGGTGGTAATATGAAGGCATACAAAGTATTTAATAATGACTGGACTTGTAAGGGGTTTCAGTATGAGGTGGGAAAAACTTATAAAATAGATGGTGAAATTGATTTGTGTTCAAGAGGGTTTCACGCTTGTAAAAAGCTGGAGGATTGTTTTTCTTACTATGCTTCGGTACAGTGGAATAAAATTGCAGAAGTAAAGTTATCTGGTACAATTTTAGGAAAAAAGAGTGATAAACAATGTGCTGCTGAAATCACGATTGTTAAAGAGATTGATTTTAATGATATAGGGACTATTATCAGTGGAACTGCTGACTCATGGGGAACTGCTAACTCAAGGGGAACGGCTTACTCATGGGGGTGCTACGAATGCGAAGGAATATCTAGATCAATCTTCTGCAACAATACAACAGGAAAGCTACTATTTTTCAACAAGAAAATAACAGAAGAAAGGTGGGGAAAAATAAATTCAGAATTTAGAACTATAATTAGTGAATGGTATCCTCAGTTTAACAACCTTAAGGCGTTGTATTTAAAGTCGGGTTCAGTTTGGGAAAAAACACCCATACCTAACTCTATGTCGTTAAGTAAAAAAGAGGCTTGGCACGATATGCCTATAGAAGCTATCGACTATCTTAAAAAACAAAAAGAATTTGACGCTAAAATTTTTGAAGAGATAACCGGCATCACATTTATTAAGGAGTAATATGAAATTCTTACACATTTTCAAAAAAACTGAGGAACCTCTTCATAATCTAGTGGATATTGACAGAGACTACCACTGTCATTGTGGTGCTACAGTCAGGGTTAAAAGTGGCATGGTTTTGCATCGTGAGATAGATAAAATTGGCTGGTTAATGCCTTTTCATACAATAACGAAGTTTATTAACGACTAGATATGACAAATCAGCTCACATTATTACCTGAGAGTGACCCAGAGGCAGTGTACAGGCGTAATTTAGAATCTGGGACTCTCAGTAGGTGTAATCTAGAAAAGTGCTTAGAAGTTACTGAGGATGGTTTATCTGGTAGTCCTCCGTTTTTCCCGCTTTGTAATTTGTGTGATTGTGATTGGAGAGTTTAAGAAAAATGAAACTTTACTTAACTAAGGAGAAGTGAGTGATGGA